CAATTGATACTCACATAGTTGTTCCTAACTTTGTTCAATGGAGAGACAAATAGAATGGCATTTCACACCACTACCAAGACAAGCAGAAGCTCTGCAATATCTATCCAATGACAGCTCAGTCAACTATGTGCTCTATGGAGGAGCAGCTGGAGGTGGCAAGACAATGCTTGGATGCACTTGGCAGATCCTAAGGAGACTAAAATATCCAGGAACAAGAGGACTCATAGGCAGAGCCAAGCTTGATACATTAAAGAAGACAACTGTTGCAACTTTTTTAGAGGTAGCTAATATGATTGGTCTTGTTGCTGGTAAAGATTTCACATACAATCAGCAGTCACATATCATTAAATTTATGAATGGCAGTGAGATTATTCTTGCTGACTTATTCTTGTATCCATCTGATCCATACATGACAGACTTGGGAGGTCTTGAAATCACAGATTTCTTGATTGATGAAGCTGCTGAGGTCAGTGAGAAAGCTTTTAATATTGTGAGCTCAAGGGTGAGATACAAACTGAATGAATTCAATCTGGTACCAAAGGGACTCATCACTTGCAATCCATCGAAGAACTGGATCTACAATCAATTCTATCTGCCCTACAAAAACGAATCTCTTCCCGAGTACAAAGCATTTGTGCAAGCTCTTCCCGGTGACAATTTATATCTGCCTGAATCTTATGTGACGAGCTTGACAAGACTGCCTGAAGTAGACAGAAAGAGACTGCTTGAAGGTGATTGGGAATATGATAATTCAGCAGATAGATTATATCAATATGAGGAGCTCATGAGATGCTTCAGGGAATCAGCTGAACAAGGGAAAGAAATGTATCTGACTGGTGACATAGCTCGCTTGGGTAAAGATAGGACAGTGCTTTGTGTATGGAATGGATTCAACTGCATTGACATTGTTGTGCTGTCTCAAAAGCGAATTGATGAGACAAAGAGAGAGGTGCAAAGATTAATGAGTCAATACAACATCAAGTTGTCCAATGTGCTTGTGGATGAGGATGGGGTGGGGGGAGGATTGGTTGATTCTTTACGATGCCGAGGATTCCAGAATGGAAGTAAAGCTGTGAGAGGTTCGCACTACCAAAATTTAAAAGCCGACTGTTATTTTAAACTAGGCGAGCTAATAGACAAGAATCAAATCATTCTTCCTATCCGATATCAAGAAGATATAGTGAAGGAGCTTGAGCTGATTAGAAGAGTCAATCCAGATGCAGATGGCAAATTGAAAGTGACATCAAAAGAGACAATATCACAAAGAACAGGAGGACTCTCTCCTGACTTCGCTGATGCAATAATGATGAGAGCTTACTTTGATCTTGTGCCTAACTACAACAAATATGCATTCATATAACTCCTAAAAAATGTAAAATTTCACACTTATTGGTAATTAAAAGTGTGATAATTCATGCACTATGTTACCCATAAGGGTATAATGACTGAGAAACCATAAATTATTGTACCTTCTGAGGTACAAAAAAGCAGCTATTTATCCCATCTATGACAACTTATCTCGTAACATTTTTACATATAAATTTCTTACGAAACAAAAAGAGCCAGCTGGTAGTAGCTGACTCTCTCTGCAATCTAAATCAAACCGTTGTTTGACAACTAACATGACGTGACAAAGATAACTGTTCATTTCATGTGTTGAAAAGATAGTTATCAAAAGTGAAGCAGTTGAAATTCAATAAACTATTTTTACCACATGAAAACATTTCAATTCATTCATCCAGTCACAGCAGAGGTATTCAATGTGAAAGGCAAGAGACTCTTTGATGAAGGAGCTTTGTGGTTGGTGAAAATCAATAGTCAGATAGTTGGCATATTCACAAAAGACTATTCAGTTGTGATTCATGAAGCATGAGGAAAGCAAAATACAAGAGGCAGTGGTGACATACTTAAGATGTCAATATCCGCATGCTCTCCATTGTGCAAGTGCGGGTGGAGTGAGGACAAGCATGAAGCAAGCTATCATGATGAAGAGGACAGGCTATGTGAGAGGATTCCCTGATCTGATGATTCTCGAATCTTCAAAGCAATACAAAGGACTGTTCATTGAGATGAAGACAGAGAAGGGAGTGGCAAGCAAAGAACAAAAGTGGTGGAAGGAGCAACTTAATGCCAGGGGATACAAGTCAGAGATATGCAAGGGATTTGACTCAGCAAAACAAGTAATTGATGAATACTTTCAACATTAAACAATTTATTGATGAATATCATCAACAATGAAATTGAAAAGCATTATAAGGAATGGCAGAAGCTTTGCCATGAGCTCTTGCCAGCTCATAAAGATTTAGCTGATGACTTGCTCCATGACACATTGATGAAAATAATAGAGGCAGATCAGGACAAGTTGGAAGACATCATTCAAAGAGGAAAAATTCATGCATATGTGACAAGTGCTTTGAGACTCGCAGCATATTCATCGAACAGCTCATTCAATTATTCGTTTATGAAATTCGCAAGGATGGCTGAGGAGCTGAATGGAGACATACCTGATGACTTGTCTTCAGTCATAGCTCAGAGAATAGGCAAGGAGCAGCTTGATATCTACATCTCAAGACTTCCATTTTTCGAGAGAGAGCTTCTCTTTCTCTATGCACTGGATGGATTCTCATACGGACAACTAAGCAAGGAGACGGGAATACCAAAACCATACTTATATCAAACAATTAAAAACGCAAAGAAGATACTTAGAAAATCCATAACAAGATGACAAGAGAAGAATACAACAAACGCATTGATACATGCAAGAGCTGTCCTGTCTACTCAGAGAAATGGGGTACTTGTGGAGTGCCAACTGATGCCATTAATCCATTCAAGACAGCTGTTGAATTGGATGGCATTCTATTCAAGCCATGTGGCTGTCCTGTTGAACACAAGGCAGTCTATGCAGTGAGCAAATGTCCAGCGAACAAATGGCCTGAGATCAGTCAGAAATCTCTTCAAGAAGAAACTCTTGAATATATTGCACAACTGAAGAAAAGAAATAGACTTGTGCCGGGTGACATGGCCAAGATATATCAATTGAGAAAGGATGTACTTGGGATCAATGATGGCAAGACAGGCACTTCATGTCCTCCATGTCTGGAGAAGATAGTCAATGACATAGAGACAAAGCTCTTGCAAGACATCAAGCAACAATCAAAAGAGACTTCAATAGAAGCTCCAAAGAAGACAATCAAAAGAACTAAAAAGAAAAAAGGAGGCACAGATGCTACTGCTTAAATTGTATTTAATTATTGCCATCATTCATGTGATTGCATTTGTTTCATTCGTGAAATTCTTCCAAACCAAACCACTGAACAAATTCACATGGATAGGAATTGGAATGCTTGCTGTTGGATTCCCTATCTTTTGGATAGGATTTGTTGTAGCAAAGATTAACCATAGAAGGTGAATAAGTAGAGAGGCAACTAATGAGATTCTTTCTCATCTTTGTTGAGTCAATCATGGTCGGAAGAGATTAACAGCAGCGTGATTGATGTATGAGCTACTGTGGGATGACTATCAAAGCTCAATGGTATGATTAAGGTATAAGCCATAGGATAGTCAGGAGGGGTAGTCCTTCTTAAGATAGATACCAGACTGATGCACACTACTGATGACATCAGGACACAATTGCGAGAGGCTCATCTGACGAGTAAATTGCAAATAGTGGGAGTCCAACTCTTTGAGAGATCATTGAGATTAGGATACTTGTGATTCTCACTTATGCTCAAGATCTATCTTCTGAGTAAATTATACATACTTATTCCACTTACTTATATGAACACAAACGAATACAATTTTCTCAAAGCACAAGTCAAAGCTTTTCATCCAAATTGGACAGAGGAACAAATAAACAAAGAGGTTGAAAGAATACTAAATGAAGGAGAGGGAGGAGAAGATGACAACTGTCTCTATTGTGAATCATAACAAATAAAACTATGCCAATACCTAAACCACAGCCAAACGAAAGCAAATCAGACTTCATTGTCAGGTGCATGGATGATGAAAAGATGAAGGAAGAATATACTGATCCAGCTCAGAGA